GTACGCTGGTGACGTGCCCGACTCGATGCTGCCTCCTGAGATCCTGGGAGCCTTAAAGCCATGACCCAGCGGGAATACGCCAAGCACGCCGGTGTTTCGCATGGCTACGTCACACAACTGGCTGCCAAGGGAATGCCCATGCATAGTCCCGAGGTCGCCGATGCCTGGCGCAAGAAAAACATCCGGTCAAAGTCGACGACTCAACACATACAATCGCCACCAATACCAGACGCCCCCACAATCGAACAGGAAGGCCCCTACAGACCCATAGAAGCCGAGAGCCCTCTCAACACCGCAACGGCCGCCACCGACTCACCAGAAGGCGCTTACGAAAGGCAGCGACAAATCGAGCGTGCGGCCTATGACCTGGCCGTCGATGCCCTCCGCGGTGGTCGAGCCGACGCCGGCCGGCTGGTGGCCATCCATGCCGCGGCAGCCAAGAACCTCACAAGCGCCCGTGACGAGGTGATCACCCAGGCCGAGAAGGAACGCCGCCTGGTCTCCGGCGACTGGGTGCGCCGGGTGATGCAGGAGCACGACGGCGCCGTGGCCTCGCTGATCAAGGCCATGCCGAAACAACTATCCGGCCGTATTGCACCGCATGACCCCGAGCACGCCGAGCGCGAGCTGACCCGGTGGGTCCAGGAGGTGGCGCTTAAGACATTGCACAACACCGACCCATGGAAATGACCTACAAGCTACACCTGGGGGACTGCCTCGATGTTCTGGCCACACTACCGGACAACTCGGTCGACAGCATCGTGACCGACCCACCTTACGGCCTGTCATTCATGGGCAAGAAATGGGATTACGACGTGCCGAGCGTGGCTATCTGGGAGCAGTGTCTACGGGTGCTGAAGCCGGGAGGCCACCTACTGGCCTTTGCCGGCACCAGGACGCAGCACCGGATGGCGTGCAGGATCGAGGACGCCGGATTCGAGATTCGAGACATGATCGCCTGGGTGTATGGGTCGGGATTCCCTAAGTCGCACAATCTCGAAGGCGACCACAAAGGTTGGGGCACCGCCCTAAAGCCTGCCCTGGAGCCGATCACCATGGCCCGAAAGCCATTCTCCAGCACGGTGGCCGCCAATGTGATCCAGTACGGCACCGGCGCCATCAATGTCGATGGGTGCAGGGTGGGGACAGAGGCTCGACTAAACCAAAGCGCTGGAAACAAGAATCTTCAGCACCGCACAACGGTCACGCCGGTTTCATCGCACAATGAAACAGACGGCCGTGAATGCGTCGGCCGCTGGCCTGCCAACATCATCCACGACGGCAGCAACGAGGCGGCCTTGTCGCTGAAGTCCGGCGCCCGGTTCTTCTACACGGCCAAGACTGCAAAGGATGACAGAAACGATGGGTGCTATCACTTAGAAGTAAAACAAACAACAGGAGGCGGTGGTCTCGGTAATCCTGTTTCCGGCGCTTACGGTTCTGAGAAGGCCCCTGGAAACAACCACCACCCAACCGTTAAACCGACCATGCTAATGGCCTATCTCTGCCGTCTGATAACTCAACCAGGCGGAACCATCCTCGACCCGTTTATGGGCTCTGGCTCAACCGGAAAGGCTGCTACCATTAACGGCTTCCGGTTCATCGGCATCGAACGCGACCCAGAATATCACAAGATCTCCGAAGCCAGGATCTCCAACCAACACGAAGGGCGCTTGTTTTGAACCTAACCGACCTACAGCGCAGCCTCCTGGACTACCGCCGCAATCTCTACCGGCCTACCCCGCAGCAGACCGTGGTCGACTGGGCCGAGGCATCACTCCGGCTGACCCAACGGCAGACTGAGCACCCCGGGCCATTCAGCACCTCGGTGCGGCCTTACACCAGGGAGCCCATGGAGGCCTGGAAGGATCCGACGGTCTACGAGGTCACTCTCTGCTGGGGATCGCAGACATCGAAGACGACCACGCTGATGGCCGGCCTGGCCTGGCTAATCGCCAACGAGCCGAGCCCGGCCCTCTGGCTGATGCCCACCGAGTCCTTGGCCAGGTCATTCTCGAAGTCCCGCTGGCTGCCCATGCTCGAGGACAGCCCGGCCATGCTCGAGTGCTACCCGGCCGAGGCCGACAAGATAACCAACCTCGAGCAGAACTTCACCAGGTCGACCCTGACTTTTGTAGGATCCAACAGCCCGGCCAACCTAGCCAGCCGCCCGGTTCGGGTGCTCATCGCCGACGAGGTGGACAAGTTTGCCGAGGCTACTGCCCGGGAGGCCGACGCCTTGGACTTGGCCGAGCAGCGCCTCAAGAGCTTCTCAAGCTCCAAGGCCTTTATGACTAGCACACCGACGGTGGTCGAAGGCCGGATCTGGCAGCGATTCTTGCGTGGTGACCAGCGCCGCTACTACCTGCCCTGCCCTCACTGCCGGGAGCACATCAAGCTCGAGTGGCGCCAGGTGACCTGGGACGACGCCAAGGCTGAGGACGGCAAGCACGACCTGGCCAAGATCCGATCATCGGCCCATTACGTCTGCCAACTGTGCCAGGGCAAAATCACCGACTCTCACAAGGTGGCAGCCCTTCGACATGGCCAATGGCGCCCAGAGAACCCAAACGCCATGCCTGGTGTGCGGTCCTACCACCTGAGCAGCCTCTATAGCCCCGACCGCAAATGTACCTGGGGATATTTGGCGGTCTCATTCCTCGAGGCCAAGGCATCGATGGCCGGCCTCCAGGGCTTTATTAATGGAAACCTTGCCGAGCCATGGGAGCAACAGGACGTGCAGCAGGAGCGCACCGAGACCGCGGCCACCGTGACCGTCGATGGCGGCCGCCGCTACCTGACCGCCGACGTCCAGGCTGTGGCGCCGTTCTTGTGGTGGGTGTGCCGCGAGTGGAAGGACGGCAACTCTACCCTGGTTGCTGCCGGCCATGCCGACGACTTTGCAGCCCTTCGCCGGGTGCAGGTGGCCCTCGAGGTCCATGACATGGATGTCGGCATCGACTCGGGCTTCAACACCCAAACCGTTTACGACGCCTGTGCCTCCTATTCCTCGGTGACCTCCAACCCGATCAACTTCCCATGTGGACTCCGCTACCCACCGGAAGGCGGCCTCCGCAAGCCCATGGTGATCGGCTGGATGCCGCTCAAAGGCCGGGAGACCGGCGCCCGGTTCACGGCAGCTACCGGGGCGGTGCACCCTTTCGGCCTGTCGACATCCTCATCGATGAGGACCGACGTGGTGCAGCCCCTCCTGGTGTTCGACACCGAGCACCTCCGCGATATGCTGTCCCGCCTGCGAAAAGGTGACATCGACCGAGAATGGGGCGTGCACCAGGATCCGCCTAGCGTCCAGGCCGAGGGAGCCTACATCGCCGATCCCGACCTTTACTGGCGTCACCTGGACTCACACGTCCTACGACCCCAAGCCAACCGAGCCGGCCGCATCAAGCACGTCTGGGTTAAGCGCAACCAGAAGTGGCCGGACCATCTTCACGACTGCGAGATCATGCAGCTAGCCATGGTGATGTTGTGGAATGACCTGGTTGCGTCAAGCGAGTCAATAGCTAGCTAACCTGTTGAAGTAAGCCTTGGATCGGTGAAGATCCGGCCCGAGGTGTTCACTTTTACGGTAGCAATTAAGAGAGCCTATCTCCGCAGTGTCTACGCGACACTCGGCAGTGTGACGCTCCTGGCTGCCCTGGCTGCCAAGTCTATCGCCGCGGCCACAGTGATCGAGTCCGGCCAGGTTGTCCGGTCGACCTCATCCTCTGATGTTTCGGTAGAGTTTGCGGAGCCGGGCAAAGGTGCCCCCACGCCATCCGAGATGGTCGAGATGTGGGAGAGCCTGGTCGACGATTACGACCTGGCTGTCGATTACCTCGAGCAGGACGGCAACCTTACGCCCACCGACGCTCAGATCTACACCAAGATGGTGGCCGTGGTTCTGGTTGCAGCCACCAGTTTCGGTGGCGACTTCTCCAACTTCCGCCGTGAGGCGAGCTATAGAGGCATGAGCTGATGGGATTCCTCGACACCATCCTGAGCAAGTTCCGGTCGGCACCTGTCGACCGATACGAGGGCGCGTCCAACTCAATCCGACGGTCCTTCCTGGACACCAGCTACACCTCGGTTCGGTTCGACGTGACTGCCTCTACCCGGCAGCAGATTGTCCGAAAGAGCCGATTCTTCGAGCAGAACAACGCGGTGATGAATCGCCTGGGAGACCTGTTCGAGAATTACACCGTCGGGTCGAACTTCTCAGTCCAGCCGGCCTCATCGAATCCCGAGTGGAATCTCCGAGCCAAGAAATGGTGGGACACCTGGAGCCGCTACCCTGACATCGGATCACGGCAGTCTTTCGGCACCCTGATGTCGCTGGCTGCCCGTGGTTGGTTTTATGACGGGGAATCGTTTGTCCTCCTGACCAAGGGCGAGACCGGCCGGCCCCGATTGCAGCTCATTGAGCCGCAGCAAGTGTCGACACCCGCTGGCCAGGAGGGCCTCCCTGATGTGTTCGACGGCGTCCGGTTCGATCCCAAGACGGGTCGGGCCATCTCCTTTTATTGCGGCCAGGAGCAGCAGCAGGGACAGCTCACCGACATCCGGTCGATCTCATCCGACTCGGTGGTCCACATCTACGAGGCCCAACGTGCCGGCCAGCTCCGCGGCCTGCCTTTTGTGGCCTGTGTGATCAACGACCTTCACGACCTGGACGACCTCCAGAAGCTCGAGATGGAATCCTGCAAGCTCGCCTCGAGCGTGGCCCAGGTGATCAAGACCAGCTCCGGCGAGGTGCAGGCCACCAGCCTCCGATCCGGTGTTGCTGGATCCCAGGGCACCGCCCAGAACTACTACGAAAACATATTCGGTGCCTCGGTCAAGGTCATGAAGACCGGCGACGAGTTCGAGCAGTTCAGCGCTGACCGACCGAATGTTAATATGCGCGAGTACTGGCGCAGCCTGACTGAGAAGGTGTGCGCCGGCGTCGGCATCCCTTACGTCCTGGTGTTTCCAGAATCGATGCAGGGCACCGTCTATCGGGGCTCACTCGATATGTCATCGGTGTGGTTCCGAAGCCGGCACCAGGTCATGGCCTCGGCCGCCCGACGTATCTGGGAATACGTCATGGAGTACGCCATCCGCACCGACCCCGCCCTGCGAGACTCTCCCGACGACTGGTACGAGGTCGCCATCCAGGCGCCCCGGGCTCCTAACGTCGACGTCGGCCGCAACTCTGCCGCCCAGCTAAACGAGCTTGGTGCCGGCATTACCACCTACGACGAGATCTACGGCGCCCGAGGCATCGACTGGAGATCCGCCCTGGAGGCTAAGGCCCAACAAGCCCGGTACATCCAAGACCTGGCGGTCAAGTACGGCCTGGACGTCTCCGAGATCTCCAGCTCCCAGAAGCAACCGATAGCACCGGAGCCTGCCGCGGCCGCTGTCGAAGAGCCCCCTTCCGAAGAAATGCCCGATCCGATCCCGGCCGAGCCCATCGAAGAGGTGGTTGCGGTGCTCGAGCCTAAGAAGCGGAAAACCAGAGCCAAGAAAACCAATGACTAAAGTTACCAACTGGCTTTCCTACAGCCCCCGAGCCTCAGTCCATGAGCCGGCGGTGCTCCAGATTTTCGACCAGATCGGTGAAGACTGGTTCGGTGGTTCAGGCATTTCTGCTAAGGCATTCTCCGATGCTCTCCAGTCTGTAGGCCCCGGCCCCCTGGTGGTCGAGATCAACAGCCCTGGCGGTAACGTCTGGGACGGCCTGGCCATCTACAATATGCTTCGAGGCCGGCAGGCGCCCGTCACCACCCGGGTGGTCGGCATCGCCGCCTCGATTGCTTCAATTATAGCCCTGGCAGGTGACAGCATCGAGATGGCCGAGGCCTCGCTGTTCATGATCCATGACCCGTCTGGAATGGTGGCAGGCACCTCAGACGATATGCGGAAGATGGCCAACGCCCTCGACCAGCACGCGGAGATCCTGGCCGGCATCTACACCAAGCGCACCGGCAAGACCTCAGCTCAGATCCGCGCGGCAATGACCGCGGAAACATGGTTCACCGCCCAGGAGGCAATCCAGTTTGGACTGGCCGACAAATGCACCGAGCAGCTCGCCATGGCCGCCTGCTGGCATCCTCGGGCTGTGACCAAGACCGCCCCCGAGACCGTCAGAAGCAACCTTCGCCGCGGCCTCGAGCAGTATGCCGAAGGCCTGGCCGGTGATGGTCTCGAGAAGCAGACCGTCCTAGACGCCGAGGCCCTGGTGGCCGGTGAGGCGCCCACTGAGGACAAGATCCGCACAGCCAACGCCTGGTGGGGACGCAACGAGCGCTTCCTCGAGGCCGAAGCCAACACGCCGGCCGATGTGGCTGCCAACCTCTGGGGAGGTGCCGCCGGCCGTGACTGGTTCAAGGCACTCTATGCCCAACTCGAAGTCGAGGAGGGCGAAACCACAGACAAAACACTTTCGACCGGCAGCACTAACGCTGCCGACGATGGCGCGACAACCGCGCCGACATCACAGCAGACACCACACAACATGACTGATTCCAACACCGTGGTGGCGGCCGCTCCTAGTGCGCCGACCGCCCTCGACATCGACGCCATTGTCGCCAAGGCCGTGGCCGCTGCCATCAGCGCCAAGACCATCACCGCCGCCCCTGCACCGGAGCCCGTCGCCCCGGTTCGCATCGAGAACCTCGGCAATGCACTGCTCGAGAAGCGCAAAACACTCCGCGCCGGTGCCGAGCGCCAGCGCTTTCACGTCGAAAATCATAGCGAGCTGTTGCGACAGTCTTCACTGTTGGCCCCCCAGAACGCCAACAACTTCGCCGCTGCTCTGTTCGTAGATTACCTAGCTGACGCGGTAATTACTGTCGCTACTACCAAGCTGGCCATGATCAGCGGATTTACCCGCAACGTCGGCCTAGACAACTTGCGCCCCCGCGCCACGGTACAAGTGAAGAAGTTCTCGAGCGGTGACGCTGCTGTCGATAACGCGACGAACTTCGAAGACTCTGCGACCAATAATTCAGTCGTAGATGCAGTGTCTGTCACTGTTAATCAGATCACCAAAAGCTTCTCGATTTCACAGGTCGACCTCAATAAAGGTTACGCCATCAGTGATCTGGCTCAAGGCAGTGCCGAGATCTTCGCTCTTGCCATTAGCAAGAAGGTCACCGCTCAGATGACCACCGCGCTGTTCGGAACGCCGGTTGTTATTGGTACGGCCGCCAACTTCGACAGTTCTGATCTCCCTGCAATCTTGGCTCTTGCCAAGAACTATCGCCAAAAGCTGCTGTTGCTCGACGGTGGACACATGGCTCGCCTTATGTTCTCCGGTCAGTTGACGGCCTCCGCTGGAACTAACCCGTTCCCTGACAGCCGCTACGGCCCGTTAAACAACGGCTATTTCGGATTCGCCAATATCCTGGAGCAGAACGACTTTACTGGTGCTTCGACCAACGCTGCCGGATTCGTTTGCGGCCAGGACGCCATCGCGGTGGCCTCCGGTCTCCCGGTCGGAATGATCGCCGGCGAGTTCCTCGAACAGCGCACCATCGAGTTGTCCAATGGTCTCTCGGTGCTGTTGTCGGTCTGGTATTCTCGCGCGTCCCGCTCTCACATGGCGTCCTACGACATCATGTTCGGTGCAGCCGCTGCGGATACTACGCAAGCCGAAGTTCTGACCACCGTCTAATCCTAAGATTATGCGTATTGCAACCACCGTAGCAGTGGACAAGACCGGCAAAACTAAGCTGGTATCTGGTCCCGAAATTGATGCGACTCTCCAGCGTACTAATTTCAACACTGTTTCTGTCCCCGAAGGAGGCAAGCTCATCTTGTGGGTACAAGGAGCCTTAGCACCGAAGATCCGCAAAGGTTAAACAACCAAAACTGGGAGGGTCACTGGATACGCTAGTGACCCTCCCTTTAACCGAAAAACAATTTTATGGCCGTCCAAGCAGACATTTCGACTGAGTACAGCATGGGCCGAGAAGGCTTCGCGCTGGTGACTACAACCGCCGCTCAGACCGGCAACTGGGCTGGCTTGATTCCGACCGAGCCAACAGTGTTTACGTCTATCACTGGCTACCAGATCTCCGGCACCTGGACCTCCAAGACGATTCCTGCTGGCTTACCGCTGGTGGGTAACATCACCGGATTTCAAATCTCATCCGGCAGCGTTGTGGCTTTCCTCGCTCGTAGCTAATGATCTCAATTGGAACATCAATCAACAGGATGCGATCCTTTAATGGGATCATGCCTGAGCCTCCGATTATGCGGAGGGATGTTCTACAAGAGGACGAGACATTCCTGTTGCAAGAAGACGGAACCAGCAAGCTCGTCATTTCGTATGGCACATTCGACAGCATAGTGCTGGAAGATGGCTCCACATTTTTAACGCAAGAAGACTTGGGAAAACTAATCTTAACAGTTTACTGATATGGCAGACGCTAAAATCTCAGCACTAACAAACCTAACAGCAGCCGATGCAATAAATGACATGATCCCGATTGTGGATGTGTCGGATACTCCACCAGCCTCGGGGAATACCAAACGCATCAGCATCAACAACATCCTCGGAGCATCCGGCACCGCCACCCTCGCCTCCGCCACCATCACCGGCGCGGCTACGGTTGGAACGACGCTGGGTGTTACTGGAAACACTACGTTGTCCAGCGATCTGACGGTGCGGACGAATACCATTTCAGCGACAAGTTCCGGTGTTGGTTTTGGAATTACAACTGCCGCAGCGGCTATTGATGTTGTCAGTTCTTTTCAGTGGCGTTCAAACACCGCTGGAACCGACAAGTTTGCAATGTTTTCAGGTGGGACAGGTTTGATTTATCTCGGAAGCACTACCGCATCCAGTCTTGCTTTCATTTACAGTGGAGCAGAAGCAATGCGCCTGAACTCCACCGGAAACCTTGTTCTAAAAGGCGGAACCGCTGCCGCTCCCGGCGTTGGTGTCACATTCCCAGCCACCCAAGTCGCTTCGTCCGATGCGAATTGTCTGGATGATTACGAGGAGGCGGCGTGGGTTCCTACAATCACTGGTCAGGTCAATTGTACGGCAGTAACTTCTGTAAGCGCACAATACACAAAAGTCGGAAGGCTTGTAACGCTTTCCGGCTATGCTACTGCAAATGTCACCACTGCAAACCTAGTTACATATTTTGCGTTAGGCTCTCTTCCTTTTACTGCAGCAGCAGTTACAATTGGATCGCTTATTGAAAACGCAAGTTATAAGCCGGGAGTTTCACAAGTAAGCGGAACTACTCTTTACGGATTCTTTTCAGCCGTAGTGCAATTAACCACTGGGGCTAAAGACTTTTACTACACCATCAGTTATTACGTCTAATCCTATGCCTAACATTACTTGGACAATTGAACAGAACTGGGTCAAGCCCGTTGAAGGCTCTAAAACCGATGTTGTCGTAACTTCTACCTACCGCTGCAAAGCGAGCGAGACGGTTGGAACTGGAGACGGCGCGAAGACCTACATTGGAACGGTTGACGGCTCCTGCTCGTTCCAGCCGCCGTCTGGATCATTCACCGCTTATCCTGACCTGACCGAAGCTCAAATCTTGGGCTGGGTGTTTGCCAGCGGCATCGATCAAGCGGCTATTGAAGCCAACGTGACGCAGCAGATCGAGAATCAGATCAATCCTCCGATTGTCTGTCTTCCAAATCCGTGGGTTCCGGTGCCGCCTGTGGTTATCGCTGACTCTCCCTCCGCATGATCAAGATCGAACTCAGCACCGAGCAGGTGAACAGCCTCCTCCAACTCATCGACATCGCCATCAAAGCCGGTGGCTATCAGAACGCTAAGGTAGGTGTTCCATTGGCCGACATCATCCTCGACGCAGCAAAGCCTAAATCCGAGTAATGGAACCAACGAACAGCACAAACAGCCCCGGGCTATCACTGGCAGCAGCGGCAGGTGCCACCGCTGTTTCGTTTATTCCACAGCTAACCGACTGGGTAAGGCTTATCACCGCCGTAGTTGGCTTACTTTGCGCCTGCTACGGAGCATATCGATTATTTAAATCCAAATGAAAAACACGAAAACTACTCTTGCTGGCGTTGGTGCTATCCTTGTCGCAATTGGAGGAGCCTTGAAAGCCTTCTTCGATAACGACCCGACAACCAACCTGGACCTAACCACTACCATCGCAGCGGTTACTGCTGGCCTCGGCCTGATCATGGCTAAGGACGCTGACAAGAAGCCGGAATGAACGTCATCGAGCAGATCGTGACAGCTATTCTCAAATGGCTGACCGGCCTGGCTAAAACTCAACCAACAGCCGAAGATGCCAAACCAGACCCCGAGCTTAAACAAAAGCTGCTGGATCGCATTGATAAGTCTGGCGTCTAGCTGTGGCTGCACCACCCGTGTGGTCTATGTGCCCCACGGCGAGCCTGTGCGCCTGGCTGAGAGTGTTAAGGCGCGAGTCTGGGTCAAAGGTGCAGACGGTGTTCCTGTTCTCTCCAGGAACCGGATAACGCTCGCAGAAGGTTGGTACGCTCTTCCTAAGGAATAAAATCATGGCCCAGCAAACGATCAACATCGGCACCATCGCCAACGACAACACCGGGGACACCCTCCGCGGCGCCGGCGAGAAGATAAACGACAACTTCGACGAGCTGTATGCCGCCCTGCCGTTGGTCACACCGACGACCTGGGTGCCGACACTCATCGACTCCGGCGGTGGCCGCACCTTCACCATCACGACCAACACCGCGCGGCACACCACCATCGGATGTGTGACCACATTCACCGCGGACATCACCGTCAACTCGGTGACCGGATCCGCGACAGGCAACCTCCGGCTGTCGCTACCCGATGCCGTGACCTACGAGGCCGCAGCCGCGGTGTGGCTGACCAATGCCACCAACCAGGCTAAGACCTCCATCATCGCCAGGCTAATCGCCGGCACCAGCTACCTCGAGCTGTCGCATTTCGAGACAGGAGCTGCCACCAGTTTGGCCGCCAATCTCCAGGCCACTAGCCGGCTGATAGTCTCTGGCACTTACTTCACCACCTGATGACCACCATCGGCTCGAGTCTCCAGCAGGGCATGGCGGTGCTCCAGCAAATGCTGGGGGCGCCGATGTTCATCTGGGAGGGCTCGTCGATCCGGTGCATCCCGGCTGCCGTCAACGATGCCAACGTGCCCATCTCCGGTGGGTTCCAGGACAACGTGACCTCTAGGATCCTGGTCATGTTCAGCGACTGGAAGACCTGCGACAGCACCCTGGTCTCGATGGACTCGACGCTGTTCACGCTCGACCAGGGGACGACCTTCTCCAGGCTGCTCAAGGAGGACGGCCTGTTCATCCTCCAGGAGAACACCGACCGCATCGCCTTAACCTTCTGCAAGCCTCGGCCGGTGGTCGGTAGGACGCTGGTCTACCAAGGCCGCACCCTCCGCATCCTGTCCTGCCGTGTGGATGCCTCCGGCGCCTACTACAACCTTGAGCTGGGGGCTAAGACCAAGTGAAATTCGGAGTTAACATGACGGTCGACAGCGGCAAGTTCGACCTTGCCATGAAGCAGTATCTGATGACGACCTCGCGCGATCTTCACAAGGCCATCAACAGCAGATTCTTTTACCTGATGGTCCGGCTGTTCGTCCTGGTGCCGCCCAAGAGCCCGGGCCAGGAGCGCCGGAGAATCGCCGACTACCTGGGCACGCCCGTCGGTGACATCAATCGAAAGTCAAAGAAGACCGGCAAACGTGTTGGAACCTCAAGAATCCTGAAAAGGCTTCATTTGATTGTCCAAGCAAGGGCAGCCAAGGATCCAACCAAGAATTTTTCTGGAGGATTGTACGGAAAAACGATGAAGAAAGCGGCGTCATCGTTCATGCGTAAAGCCATTGGATCGGTCGGATATCTTCGCAGTGCGGTGGTCAAATCAATCCGCATCTACAACCGCGGATTTAGCCAATACTCTGCCCCCAAGTGGGTGCCGTTGGTAAAACCTCCAGGATACAGGGCCAAAAAGAAACCAAACGCCGCTCTTGTGGCCATGGCCAACCAGTACGGTTTACAGGAGGAAAACGTGGCCATTCACAAAGGCACTGTTGCACATGGATTCCAGGCAGTTCCTGGATTCAATCCCACCGCTTTCGTTTCGATGCGTACAGGTGTTGCAGACAATCAATACAACCGGGTATCTGAAATCTATAACAAGGCCATGCAGAAGGCCATGGACGACGAGACGACGGAGATGGTCAACCACATGACCGAGGCCCTTCTGGCCAACGGCAAGGTTCTTGAAGACAACGGAATCTCGATCAAATGAACGCCGTAGCCCTAAGAGCAGAACTTGCAGTCGCTGACTATCTGGCGGCCGCCAACTGGTCGGCCTCCGGCGCCGGCACGCCCACCTGCCTGACGTCCTACAGCCGAGGCCTCTACGACGACCCCGACGACCAGGATGTCATGCCCAACTTCCCGCGCCTGGTGGTCTCGACCAACTCGGCCAGGCCAATGCAGCGCACCGACTTAACCTGTGAGGTCGAGATCGCTGTCGAGTTACAGCTATCGGCCGACGACACCGACGAGGCTGCTGTGCTGACCACCGTCCAGGTGCTCGACAACCTGATCCTGCCGCTCTTCGACGACACCGGGGCCTCTGCCCTCGATGCCGCAGCAAACGACGCCAGCGGCCCCTTTACGGCGCAATTCGCCGCCCCTCTGGACTTTGGGGCATCCTCAATCTCTAATCGGTCCAGGACGTTCACCAGGACTTTCACCCTCTTTTGTTCGGCAACCATCTAACCACCCACACGAATGGCTAATTCACAAGGACTTGCATACCAATTCGGTTCACCGGCTTCGGTGACCATGTATGGCGTCAACAACACAACCGCAGTTTTCACTTCCCTAGCGTCGATTGAGAGTTACGACCTGACTCACGAAGCCGACACCGAGGAGGTTCGCAACAGCGGTGGAGAAGTGGTCGGTCACATCGGCTACAATGAGCGGGTGACGCTCAACTTGAATCTGATCCCATCTGGAGCCAATGCAGCCGCCGCCCTGGCCTTCTGCTCGTTGGCTCCGGTCAATGGCACTGTGGAGATTACTGGAGCCCCAATCATTTCAATGATGGGCACAGCCGACGTGCTAAACAGCGGCCGGTTCATCTATGCCGGTGGTGGCTCGGTTAAAATGACCCAGAGCGGCAAGGCCATGGTCTCGATCACCGTGAAGAGATTCAAGAACCTGACCACCGGCGCCGCTGTCGCCTTGAACGTGTGAGCAGCCTGGCTGCCATCCTAAGCGCAACAGCCAAGGCCTGTCCGATGGTGATCGGGCTCCGTATGGTGCCCTTTACTGTCGGCCACGCCATCCTGCTGCACCGCCTCGGATCGCCCTTCGTCACCGGAGGCCGGGCTAGTGCCAACGACCTGGTCGAAGCTGTCGTCGTGTGCAGCCAATCCGCCGAGGAGTCGATCAAGACTATGGCCTCGGTGTTCCGGTGGGTGCCTCTCCGGCTGATGCGCAAAAAGGTCAGCAAGTCCGACCTGGTCAAGGAATGCCAAATCCTCCAGGAGTGGATCGGCGACAAATCCGACTGTCCCGAGGTTCTACGGCAGCCCGGTGCAGGATCCAGGGAGGCAGCTATGCCATGGCCCGAAAGGCTGGTAGTCGGCCTGATTGACATTGGATTCACCGAGGAGACGGTGCTCAATATGCCGGTGACCGATGCCGAAAGGTTCTTCCTAACCAACGCCGAGCTTCATGGTCAGGTCGAGCTGTGGAACGACAAGAACGATGCCCTCTGGCGCCTGGGTCAAGAACGGGAGACAGTAAGGAACTAACAAATGGCCATTTTCTCACTCATTGCAAAGCTCGGCCTGGACGGTTCGGCCTACGAAAGCGGCCTCAAACGAGCCTCGAGCGTGACCGACAAGTTCCGGTCAACCGTTGGATCCCAGTTAGGTGCCGCGCTATCTGTTGCTGCCATCGGCGGCTTTCTCAAAAAAGTAATCGACACAGTCGACGCCATTGGGGACTTGTCCGAGCAGCTCAACATCAGCACCGACGACGTCCAGCGCCTCCAGGTGCTGGCAGGCCAGACAGGTGTTTCCTTCGAGGCCATGGCCAAGTCGATCACAGCAGTCGGCCAAGAGCGCCTCAAGGCTATTGAGGAGGGAGGCAAAGCCCGGGAATACTTCAAGACACTAGGATTTTCAGTCGCTGAACTTAACGATGCGAGCATCTCAAACATCGACCTGATCTCGAGAATGGGTCAGGCCCACAAGGATGCAGGCAGCAGCGCACAGACTCAGGCTGCCATGATAGCCATCCTAGGCGAAAAAGCCTTCAAGGCAGCCGGTGCTATGGCTAAGATAAAAGAGATGGGTCCAATTGACGTAATTTCTAAAGAACAAATTGATCAGGTTGGAAAATTAGCAGACCGCATGGATGAGATACAAAGACGTGGTACTGTTGCTTCAATACCTTTAGTCACATACCTTGGAGATCAACTCGAAAGTGATTTTAAAGAAATTATAAATATACAAGAGGCTTCCAACGAGCTTTTTACAAAGTATAGAAAAAACAATGAACTTTATAGAACCGGCTTTGGAGGAGCGCTTAGGCCATCTGAAGGTGTTGGTGGAGGTTTAGATGCATCGACAATGTCGCGCGGCACCATCGGCACAATAGACAGCAGGGCAAAACGCGAGACCTCAATGTTCTCGACACCAGCGCCTCCTGGATGGGCAAACACCCTAATGGGGCAAATCAAGATCCAGACCAACGAGACCCGTGCGATCCGAGTAAACACCGGCAGAACAGCTCAGGCTGTCGAATAACATGGCAACGCTTCAAGGAACACCCATTCCATCGCCGGTAGCCTACGATTACATCGAGGTCAGCCGCAACTACGAGAACAACGGCACAGGCCGAGTGGTGCAGCTAGTTTTCCGAGGAGACAAAGAGACCCTCCGACTCGCCTCGCACCAATGGGTGGCCCTGGGCGCCAAGTACAGCATCCGAGAGGACGGCCCTTATTCCGAAGCCACGATCACGGTCGGAGGAACTGCCTTCGACCCTGGTATACCAATCCAAGATCAAGCAGCCCCACCACCCGGGGAAATAGCAGACATCCGCTACGAGTTCCGCACCGACTACCTCGACGTGTCGGTGTTTGCCCTGCCAGCAGTCGACAAGGAGGCCAACCTCACAGGCAATCCAAACCTTTACAAGACTGTCATCGAGACTGCGGCTAAGAACGGTGAGCTTCTATCAAAGATTGGGACCAACCTAGGGGATGTAACGATTTTCCCGATGGCCAACAAAGTCTGGCAAATGCTGTACCGCGGCCAGGACACCTTCCCGATTGCTCGAGTCAGCCTGACCAGGATAGCCACCTTCAGCGGCAACATGGGACTTCCTCAAGTTCCAAACGGAATCCCGCCTGTTTACCTGCCAGAATCGTTTGTTCTGAATTGGCAGCTACCATTTTCCGTGCAACAAATGCTTCCCAAAATTCCAAAAGATATCGTCACAGGAGCAGTCTTGGCCCCTTACGGCACAGTCTGGGGCTGGAAGCAAACAAACTACTCGACCAGCCTGATAACCAAAACAAACCAGGTCGAGCAGGTCATCGCATGGACTTTCGCACCTTACGACACACTCATCTATCCGTTCCTCTAACACCTACCCACTAACACTATGGCAGACGAAATCCAATTAACGGCCCGGTTGTACGCATCAAAACTCGGCGCTTACCTCCCGAGCGTAACCTACACCAAGAGCACCACCATGGTCGGCACTGACATGGGTTCACAGACTCAATCCATCGGCACCGCATCTTCCGAGACTCTAGACGTTCCTGTCGATGTCTCGACACCATACAAACTGCTGATCTCAAATCTCGACACTACCAACTACGTCGAGCTTTCGTTCACAAGCGGATTCATTGCGGGTGCCGGCACGATGCGCTTGCCATTCGGTGAGACCATGTTGATCCCTTACATCAACACGAATCTGTACCTACTGGCCAACACCGCCGCGG